CCGGTTAGGTTCGGGGCTTTGGATTCATGAATATCTTACGAGAAAATGGCAGGGTTTTCGTGTCAGTAAACTGGTTGCGAGATTATCACCAAAAGGGACCTTGCGGCGTTTGTATGTTAAGTGGATTAAATCAGTGGGTAATGATCTGAAAACACAGATATTCTATAATTCCGATCTTGGTCTTCCGTTCAGTTCTAAGGGTGCTAAGATTACTCGGGTTATGCTGAATGAGTGTATACGAAATTATCCATACCCACCTACCCGAGTGGCCCGAGACCGGAAGCGGTTTATGGGTGTGGATGTTGGTTCTGATCTTCATGTAGTTCTGAGAGAACGTGTTAGAAGTAATGAAGGTGTGACCAATCGGTTGATAGGTTTGTGGACTTTTCCCGGATTTACTCAGCTTGGTCAGATTCTGCGGGAGTGGAAACCGGATTGTACGGTAATTGATTCAATGCCAGAAATCCATAAGGTTATGGAGATTAAAGAGGATTTTCCGAATGTGTGGTCTAGCAAGTTTCAGGAAAGTGCTACTACTTTGACTAAAAATGATACTAAAAAAGAATTAAGCATGAATCGTACAGCTCTTTTAGATTATGTACGACAGGATGTTGAACTTCATTATCTGGTTAACCCGTTGCGTGCGGAGTTTCTGGAAGGCGGTATCTATTATGATCATCTTTTAGCATCTACTCGGATATTGGAACCGAATGAAGATCATCCCGAAAAGAGTCGATTCGTATGGAAAGAGGGTTCAAGGCCGGACCATTTTTTTCTTGCGGAAGCTTATTGCAGGCAAGCGGGGATGATTATGCCGGACCATGATGTATTTGAGTTTTTTGATCAGGAAGCGGAAGCACTTCTCACACACAGAGATAAGCGAAATGTTACTGGCGGTGCGTTAACAGATGAAGAGCGGCAGCGGATTGCGGATCTTAAAAATCTTACACCTGAGATCGCGTTGGTCAATATTCAAAGGAATAATAAACCTGAGACTCCGGGACCGAAAGTTGATGATGAACGAATCCGAGATACAATTGATTTTATGTATAAGTCACAAAAATATGTGGATATAGAGCTGGCGGCTCAAGCGTCGGGTGAGGATGTGGGTGATGTTACTCGGATACTTCTGACACTTAGATTTAAACAGTCAAGAATTGCCGGACAGTGGGTTAAGTAAGGGGGGTGCCGGATGAGACGCTGTATCATATGCGAAGGCATATTAGACGCCAATCAGTTTTCCGGCGACTCTCCTATCTGCCGGATGTGTGTTACCCGGTTAAATGATGAATATAATGTGGAATACTCACCACCCCAGCGACAAACACGTAAAGCGTCCATGGTTAATTTGATACTGGCGGTTAAAAATCAGGCTGAACACGATGAAGCCGGAGGTAAACTTACCTCTGAAGATAAATTACTGGGTGGGCCTATGGCTTCATGGCGTAAAAACTGGGTGGAATCCTCTCCATGGGATCAATTGTGGATGATAATGTTAGAGGAAGACCGGCTGGCTACTACGAGACGGTCGGCTATAAAAATGTGTACTAGGAGGTATGACTGATGAAATATAAAGGTGTACAACAGTGGCAGTCGAAAAATCATTATTACTCACAGGAAAATAATCCGACTGAGGCATATAATAAAACACGTGTGAATGATCGCGGAGGCTGGCTTGAATCCTGCGGACCAACATCTGCTGTGAATTGTCTGGCTGCAATGGGCAAAAATGTTGAAATTACCTGTCCGGGCGTGTTTAAACCTCAACCTGAAGAAGTTTTGATGGATTACTTTAATGACCCGCGCAATTCTTCTACGCTGAAGGCCGTCAGGGATCTAGGGGTTGCCGGGGACAGTATACCGGAGAATAGGGTGCCTCAATATTATCCGGTAGCTGTGCGGGCTGTTTTCGGGGTCAGTGCAAAGTTTGAATGGGGTGCCACGTGGGATCATATTATTACGGAGTTGGATCGAGGTCGGGCGGTTCAAATATGTCTGACTGATCCGGGGCATTATATCGCAGTTGTGGCATATACTTTGGATGATGGCGGGTTTTTAGTCTATAATGATTCTTGGGGTTCGCAGTATAGCGACGGTAAAGGAGGTCATAATCGTTTTATGAATAAGATTGAACTTCAGGCGAATGTTGAACCGTACCGAATCATTTACAGGGTTTGAGTCAATCAGTTTCCGTGTTATTCTTTAATCAGGAAGGCACGGCGGCTTTCTGATTAGGTACTTTCCGGTGCTCGGGTTTATTTCCTCAATATTGAGCGCCGGTTTTTTATTTCTTGACTTATCTCCATAAACTCAATATCATTAAAGTATGAAAACAGAAGAACAGAGAATAGAGAGTAAGCGACTAGCGCAGAAACGCTGGAAGGAAAAGAATAAAGAGAAGGTCAGGGCCGATAATCTTAAGTGGCATAATGATAAATATGCTAATGATCCTGAGTATCGAGCGCTGATGTCAGAACGCCAAAAGGTATGGAAAGCTAATGATCCTGATCATGCGGCTGAAGTGGCTCGGGAGTCAGCGAAACGCCTTAGACTTAATCCTGGATATGCTGAACGTGAGAGACAATATCATAAAGAGTATTCGTTTAATAATAAAGACGGCGTAAGTGCAAGAAATAAACTAAATTATGCTGTGAGGAAAGGCCGTATAATAAAACCTACTAAATGTTCTAAATGCGGTGTCACGGCATGTAAGATTGAGGGTCACCATCATAGAGGGTATTATTATCCGCTTGATGTGATCTGGCTATGTACCAGTTGTCACTGTAAAATACGTTTCTAAATATTAAACTATCTCTCGAAAATCGATTAGTTGACATTATCCCGCTAACGTGATATAGTTAGGTAAGGCGAAAGTTATCGATTTGCGGATGATCAATGTTTGAAGTTTGCAAGGAGGTTTGCAATGACAAAAATTATTATTACAAAGGTTTACACATTGGATGAACTGAAAGGTTCGGCCAAAGAAAAAGCGAGGGATTGGTTTAAGCGAGATGGTTTAGGCTTAGACTATGAATGGTGGCACGATACATATACTGAAGCTGGGTATATTGGATTAGAAATTGATAGTTTTGATCTGTATAAAATGGCGATTTCAGGAGAATTACATTCTGATGCAGTTGATGTTGCAAAGCAAATTATTAAGAAACATAGTGTGAAGTGTGATACGTATAAGCTAGCTGTAGACTTTATAACCTGTGCCACTGCTAAACGGATTCTTTTAGGCGCTGATTATAAAGAGAATGAAATGTATAAAAGTCTGAGCAGTACATTTGAGACTAATCTTTTAACTGCTTATTTAACCATACTAGGGGACGAGTATCATCACCTTAATTCAAATGCGGCTATTGATAAGACAATATTATCAAATGAATATACTTTCACTGAAGAAGGTGCGAGGTTTGGTTGATCAACTGAATAACACATTATCTCCCGAAAATCAATTAGTTGACATAATCCCGCTAACGTGATATAATTAAAGTATAGAAAGGGAAGGGATCTTTGACAGACTGAAGGAAAATCGGAGTGGGGATTGTAACCATGGATGAAAGTACCGGATAAGAGAAGGGAAATAAAAAAATACCTCTTCGTGGATGGGAGTCCACGATAGAGCACATAAGTTATGCGGAGTTCGTATAATGGACTTTGCAGAAAAGCAACCTCCGGCTTGTGTGTTCCATTGTCGACTCCCTGAAAAGAGATGATAAAATACACGGCACCGAAGCTCTGGAAGATCCTCTTAACCGGGGAAGAGTGAATCGGTTCCATCCTGAGAGATCAGGGGATGGGTAGGTCCAACTCCTATCGGTGCTATATTAAGAATATTTTATGGAGGTGGCAATATGCCAGCAATTGCAAGTATTGAAGACCTGAAGAAAGCGGATGTGGAACTGAAGGTATTTAAGAAGAGATACCCGGATGCATTCACTGAAATCGTATCAGTCATAAAAGTGAATAAGATGATCGGGTATAAGAATATCGCTCAGTTGATGTTCGGGAAATCTCCCGCTGATCTGAAGAAAAGTAAATGACTTTTACCTACTGCGCTTTCATATGAGAGCACAGAGGGGAACGGTTATTAAAAAATCCAATCCGTTCCATGCATGGAGGTTTGCATGAAACCAAGTAGAGTATTAGAAGCGTTAAAAGTGTGTGTAGCTGCGGGACGACCTGTATTTTTATGGGGCGCACCGGGTGTTGGAAAGTCCGACATATTAAGGCTGCTCGCTAAGGTATTGAAAAGAACGCTGATAGATGTAAGGGCGCTGTTGCTTGATCCGGTTGATCTTCGTGGGATTCCTACGATAACCGAGGAAGGTGATACACGATGGTGTCCGCCCAGTTTCCTGCCTAAAGGGAATAAAAAATACATTCTATTTCTTGATGAACTGAATGCGGCACCGCCGCTTGTTCAGGCTGCCTGCTACCAGTTAATTCTGGACAGAAAGGTTGGCGAGTATACACTGCCTAAAGACTGTATCATAATTGCCGCCGGTAATCGTGAGACGGATCGGGCCGTTACTTCAAGGATGCCTTCACCACTCGCGAACCGGTTCGTACATATTAACTTTGATGTGGATATGGCTGACTGGATCAAATGGGCCTTGACTAATGAAGTACAGACAGAGATTATCGCATTTCTGCGATTCCGACCTGAATTGCTTCATAAGTTCGACCCTCAGAAAAACGAGAAAGCTTTCCCGACTCCAAGGTCATGGGAGTTTACCAGTCAGATTTTAAAAGTGGCCGGTAGAAATATCGAATATGATCTGGTAGCCGGTATAGTGGGTGAAGGTGCAGCGTCGGAATTGATCGGGTTTCTGAATATTTACAGGAACTTACCTGATCCCGATTTAGTGATAATGTCACCGGATAAGGTAGCGATTCCAACTGAACCAGCTACCCTATATGCAATCTGCGGAGCGCTTGCATATAAAGCCAGTGATCAGAACTTTGAGAATATCGTCAAGTATGCCTTGCGCTTACCTGTTGAGTTTTCAGTATTATTAATCCGGGATGCAATTGAGAGGGATGAAACACTTGTTTCTACGAGGGCCTTTATTTCTTGGAGTGCTGAGAATAGTGACGTTTTGATTTAGGGTTACTAATTTAAGAGTGTCATCTTTACAGGTGGCATTCATTAAGTTAAGTATTAAGGAGTGTATATGAATGATTTAAATAGTGTTTTATTGGAAGGTGTTTTAATTGACGATCCTGTTAGAATAGGTAATTCTGGTTGTAATTTTAATATTAAATCAACTAGATTCTATAAAGTAGAGGGTACGCCGGTGCAAGAGGTTTCAATTTATGCGATTGAAACATTTGGGAAGTTTGCAGATATTTGTTTGACCACTATCAAAAAAGGTAGGTGTGTTAGAGTAGTTGGAAGATTAAGACAGTATCCAGAAACAAAAAACATCGTTATTTTTGCTGAACATATAGAGTTTAAATCTAGTAAAAGTGATGTTTAGTTGTTACTCACCTACCCGGCCTTCTAACGAGGACCGGGAGGGGGATGATCAACTATATTAAATCATCCTCACATGGAGGTTTTAAAATGATACATGAAAATGCGATGATAGTTAGATTGCACATATCTAGCTGGGTGGCACGAAAATTTGATGCTGGAATCAGTAAAAAGATCGCAGCGGTGTATTCTGTTAATGATGAGGCGGGACGGTACAATAAAATACTGATTGCCAAAGAGTCAATTCAGATAATCACCAGAGCGGCTACTGCTGCCCGAGCATTCCATTACGAGCAAACGCTGCCGTGGGATGACGCGGGAGGTCGGATACTTCCGACTAAGAACTTTATGTCGTACACAAAAAAGATGCGGACTTTGAAGGAAAAGTTTGAACAGGCTGTTAGGGAGTTCATCACGAATTATCCGACATACAGGGAAGAAGCTGAAACAAGATTAGCCGGAATGTTTAATTCGGCAGATTATCCCAGCGGACATGAGATTGAACGAAAGTTCGATTTTGGAACTGACATTGAACCAGTACCTCACGCTGCCGATTTCAGGATCAATCTACAAAAATTAGATCAGGAACGATTGGCAACCGCTTTGGAAGAAAGTGTTGAGCGTAGAATGAAGGTTGCTACTGATGACTTGTTTAGAAGAGTTGTCGAAGTCACAAAACGGTTTGCAGAAACGCTATCGAATCCTGATGCAATATTCAGAGATACTTTAGTGGAAAACGCCGTGGATCTTGTCAATCTGTTACCTAAACTTAATGTGGCTAATGATCCTGAACTGGAAAAGATCCGAAAGGAAGTAGCTAAAAAATTAGCCAGTCAAAGTGCTGATAATCTTCGGAATGCACCGGAGGTCAGAGCCAAGGTCGCTGATGATGCGCAGGCGATCCTTGATAAAATGAGCAGTTATTTAGGGACCTAAGCGCAGGCGTCGGGGGACGGTATTAGATAGAACTAGTACCGTGACCTGACGAAAGTCATGGAGGTTTGCTTATGAGTGATATGAGTAAGAAGTTTGCGAAGGGTCGAGCCGGGTTGATTCTCGATCAACCTTTCTTTGGATCATTGGCATTGAGACTTAAGACCGAAGAAGATCCGACGTGTGAGACCGCGTGGGTTGATGGTACGACTTTGGGATTTAATCCTGAGTTCATCGACTCGTTAAGCCTTGATGAATTGAAAGGTTTAATATGTCATGAAGTCATGCACTGTGGATTGCAGCATCATACGAGACGTGGGGACCGTGATCCTGAGAGATGGAACATGGCTGGGGATTATGTGATCAATCCTTTGATTGTAGACTCAGGTATGAAATTACCGGAAGGCGGAGCGCTGGATGATAGGTTTAGAGATAAAACGGCTGAACAGGTTTATTCTTTGTTACCTGCGCCTGAACCGAAGGATCCGCAGGACGGTGGAAGTGGTAAGGGAAACGGGGATGGTAAGAAGAAGAGTCATGATCCGGGGAAATGCGGGGAAGTCCGTGATGCTAAAGCTGAAGATGGAAAGTCTCCGGCAGGTGAAGCGGATAAAAGCAAGGCGTCTCAGGATTGGAAAGTTGCAATGGCTCAGGCCGCGCAACAGGCAAGGGCTTCCGGTAATCTTCCGGGATCGATGGCGCGTGTTATCGAGAATATCCTTGAACCGAAGCTTGATTGGAGAGAGATTTTACGCAGGTTTGTGGATACGTGTTCTAAGAATGATTATTCATGGGGCCGTCCGAACAGGCGTTGGATCGGTCGTGGGATTTATCTCCCGGCATTATCCAGTAATGAGCTGGGCAGTGTGGTAGCTGCTGTGGATACCAGTGGAAGTATCGGACAGGAACAGCTTGATCAGTTCGCAGGTGAGATCAATGCGATCCTACAGGACTATCAGGCAGATTGTACCGTGATCTATTGTGATACTCAGGTAAATAAAGTAGATGAGTTTCCAGCCGGTGATACCGTAGTATTGAAAGTACATGGTGGAGGTGGAACGGACTTTAGACCGCCTTTCGATCTGATTGATGATCAGGGGAAACTTCCGGTCTGTATGCTTTACTTTACCGATGGTGAGTGTAATCAGTTTCCGGTTGCCCCGGCATTCCCTGTGCTATGGGTCCAGAAGAAGTACTACGCGGGTGAGTGGGACTTCACGCCTCCTTTCGGGGAAGTGCTGGAACTGCGATAGTAGCCCACACGGATGCCAGACTTCGGTCTGGCCTCTATTGGGGGTTTTGAAATGGTAGGAATGGAACATGCGAGATTTCTAGCCGAAAGAGTACAAGCGATTGAGCGGATTATGTTAAGACGATGGCTTCGTAATACTGCTGTAAAAGATACTGAAGGTTATTTACCAGCACATCTGTTTATGGTTCAAACTAAAGACGAGTTGATAGAACTTGTAAATCAGAAAGGTGGTAATGTAGCGAGTATTATATTAGAAGCAAGAAAAGTTGCGATTGATAAAATCACGAAAGGGGAGTAGATGGAATACAGAGGTTGGCGGATTTATGAGGTTCTTCGGAATCCTGTTACCGGAAGGTGGGTCGGAACGCAAAACGGGGTTGAAATATGCGGAAATACTGAAGATATGATCAAGCGTATGGTTGATCATAAGGTTGTGGAAGAAATGGAACGGACTTTCGATGAACCGTTACATAAAGGAGGCAAATAATGTGGGTATTCACTGTAGACGGATTTTTCAGTGCCGTCAGTCACATAGATCAACCGGATTGTGTTATGGTTCGGGCAAGGTCGAAAGGAGATATCGTTCGATTAGGTCGAGTTATACAGGTAAAGAAATATCGACGTACACCGAAGGCTGATTATCTGTATAGACTTATTTGTCTTAAGACTACATGGTCAGCGTATCTGGCTAAATGTGCTTTGGAGATCGATTACCCGAACTTCAAGTCGAAGATGGAATATCTCTGTTCTGATTATCGTAGGGAACAATTGCATGATGTATGGGAAGTAATGGCGGGGTTTCGTAAAGCTGTTAAAATTAAGGACTCACTTATTTTGTTATGTCGGAAATTGGGAAAGTTAAATTGATCATCTACGGTCGCTTTAGTGGGGAACTACTACAGCGGACGTGGACGATTAACGTTCGAATATTAGGGAGGTGCTTATGTGCTGTGATAAATGTGGTAAGGAGACAGGAAGTTTTAGAGCTACTGATAAGTTTGGAAATACTTTGTGCTTTAGCTGTATAACTCTGGTTAAAGAGAACTATAAGGACGGGTTTCGTAGTGCCGTTAAAACTAAAGATCCGTTTATTCTGTTATGCCGGAAATTGGGAAAGATACATAATAATCAACATCTAGGATTTCAGATAGCGTTTAGTCCGAAAGGGAAAAGAGCGTTTACAAACGGGCATATTCTGTTGAGCGAAGCTGATTCGGTCACTAAAAATCCGAATGTCGTGAATCTGGATACTTTAAAAGATTTAGGTAAAGTAGGTTATCCGAACATTACGTAGGTGACTTCTTTAAAAATTGATGGTGATGTCGTGGATATACCTGAAGAGTTTTACAGATGTCTGAAATCTTTTGATCCTAAGAATAGGGAAGCTGCGTTTGTGTTTGTACGAAAAGCGGGTATACATGTGAGAGATGCTTCCATTATTGGAATGACTCTTGATTATGGCGGTGCTGATACTTCCGGGATGAAACTTAATATAGTTCTGGATGCTGCGTATCTATTTGTATTGAAACCGGGACGTATTTGTATGGGAAAACTTTCAAGTGAGGCTTGTCGATATGAGAATTGTGCTGCGAAAGGGGCTGAAGATTTGAAACATGTAGTTGTGATGCCGACACGGGTGGTCGAAAATGGATGATGCAGATAAACATCGAATTGAGGAATTGTTTAAGTCGTTAACTAGTGAAGATAGTAATCCGCTGGATGTTATATTTGGTGTAGGTTCGGGGTTATCGTTGGAAGCTGCTGTAGCACAGAGGGTTCGCGATTCATATATGACTACTACAGAAGAAAAAGATGGATGGTTTGCAGCAAAAGTTATGTGTAAGTGTGACCATGACAACTGTGAAAAGATGAAAACTGCTTGGATATTTGACAAGATATCTGATGCGCAGGAATATGCTGATGAAATGCTGCGGACTATGATTGCTGATATTCTTGAGAAAAGTCTGAAGAAGTTTCAGATGGGGTTGAAAGGGGGGTGAGTAATTATCTATGGGACACTTCAAATGATTTCCCGAGTGATCATTTGAAGTGTAACGCGGACGATTAGTCTGATGGGGGTTTATATGAATATAAGAGAGATAACACTAAAACAATGGGATTCAGAATATACATTTACACCGGTCTTATTAAGTAAAGTTTTCGGTGACGGCGGGAAAATAGCTATATTTGAAACAATGAATGATCGCCCTTTATTCTGGATAGTGAAAATTGATTCAAAAACTGATTTTGATAATGATGAAAATGAAGATTTATTGCAGGAGGTCTGGGGGGCTGTAGAATCGGAGTTTGGTGAGAGATTCGAAAATTATGATGATCATGGATACGAATTAAAAGAAACGATAGAAAATGATTATCCCGCTGTAAGTTCTGATACGGGGGCGTGTATTAGCGAGGCTACTGATGCTTATTTAAGGGAGTTAACAGAAAGTGAAACAACCTAAAAGGGAGAGCGGTTATGGAAAACACAAATGAAGGTCCTGTGAAGATTTACACTACGAAGTCCGGTGCCCGAGTGTTGGGAGTTAAGCAGGATACTTTGAAGCATTATGCTTTGAAATATGGTTGTGGTTTCCAGCCGGGTGGTCCGGGGACTCCGTGGATGTTTACACTGGACAATCTGAAAGATATCAGGAGTTTAAGAAATTATGGAGAGCGTGCAGTACGTGAAGCTGTAGAGAAAGCAGAGGATCGGGATGAGCTGGAACTTGGACCGATGTATAATGATGACTATAGTCCGCGCTCATAAAGGGGGATCTATGAAAAAGTTATTGATAATTTTTATAGCAATTTGGGGTTTCTTAGGCTGTAAGGGTCTATTATGGGATGGTGATTGGAAAGACATTGTATATTCCGAATATGCAAGCAATCATAATTTGTATTATGGTAATTTCGATACAGTTAAAGCATTGGATTATGTGGTTCCTTGGATATGGACATTTGTGAGATATGCTGTTGAAGTAATTGATGTTTGGTCCAGTCCTAGAACCACTGTTGAACGTGGTTATGGTGACTGTGATGATATAGTAATTCTAGCTATGAATATTGCCTATGTTGTGTTTGGGATCAAGTTTGATTTAGTTTTAGTGAATACGTTAGATGTCAGAAGTATTACGGGTCACGTTTGTCCGTTTCATGATTATTCGAGATCTTCTGTAGGCGGTGGAAGTGTTAATCACGCTATGATTTATAGAAATGGAAAAGTATATGAAGCACAGCGTAATTTAACCGAGCCTGTGAATATAGCTATAGAATACATTTATCCGTTTGATGAGGTACTTAATTTGTAAGGTTTCGGTGTATACTACGATTATTAAGGTATGTAGGGAATGGGCGGTTCTGATATTTGATTCGCATTGCGGTTCAACAGGCAAACCTCCTTAAGAATCGTTCATTCTCTACATTTTAGATTTTAATATTTTGGTCAGGGCGGGAGTGCCGGACCGCAGAACCCCTATTTGGTGTAATGAAAAGAGCAGAACATTGGGTAGCGAACGATCGACTGGCGATTTGGTTTTGCGGGAAATGCCATATGGTAACGTATGGTGTTCCTCCCTCTTTGATCTTTTATGTCTGTAAGGTTTTTATGAATATCCCGATTATTTATAGGTGAAGAACAGGGGGGGCAGTAATGCTGTTAGAAGGAAGAATTATAACTGATGGTATGGATCTGATTGCATATCTGGATACGAAACTCGATGAGATAACCGCTATAGGTCACACGTCTACAGGTATTATAATAGGTACTGTAGCTCGAAGACATTTGAGCGATGCCTGTCAGAAAGTGATGGGTCAGAAATTGACTAAAGAGATTACTGTGAATAAGTTTCGCGGACTGCTGTTGATTGAAGATGGTGTGAATCCTGAGCGTATGGAAGTGATTCACGCGGAGGCTCCTACCATGCCTGTTGAGGGTAACCCATTTAAGACCGGGTTGAAACGGATAGGTAGATGATCTTGAAAATATGATCAGGGGGATTGAAGATGAAATTGGGTAATAGAATATCTAAAGCTGAACTTGATGCGATTCATCGTAGACAGCTTCAGGCTGAGAATGGACATAAGATTCAAAGGAAACTATATGGACCGGACGAGAAGCCGATACGTCAACGAAAGATCAATAGCGCTTCGAAAGCGATTTTGTTGCAGACTCTTGTATCCAAACTGTATAAAGACGGATTCATAAAGAAAGATGGTGATGTATTCGTGATTGATGCCAGTGATAAGATTGAGAAAACCTACGGGAAAGGCACAACTTCAGAGGATATCAGATCTACGTTAATTCAACTGGTTAACGGTTTTTATGTAAGTGGAACTACTGTACGTGTAAATGGTATAGAGTTGGAAGGTAGAACCGAAGGTCAGGATGCTAGTGATACGGAATCTCTTAAAAACGCAATCGGGAGGATTTTACCGATAACTAATTCAAAGGAGATAATTGATGGGAACTCAAGCGAGTAAAGGGAAGCAGGGAATATACACCGAAATGAAGGGTCGTTATGGTTCTCAAATAAGTTACCCTGAAAAAGTGAAGTTGTGGAGAAGCCAGAGGGTTAGAGCTAGACAGAGAGGAAGGGAATATAATGAGCTTAAGGCGAAGAGCGGTGCGGGAACGTCAGGAAAATAACCTGCGAGATGTTGACCAGTTACTCGGACTTTGGAAATCTTCGGATGACAGTGACCGCGTACTGATCAGGGTTCGTCGGGCAGTTACCGGGGAATACTATAACGGTGTTGATAACATGGTTAGTTTATTTGGTGACCTTGTGAAGT